ATTACCAGAAACTTGTCCACTAAACGCTCCGTCCTTTGGGCCTGTATCGGTGGTTTGCCAAATACTTGCTGGTATAATATCAAGATTACTAATGTTTAAATTTTTTATTATATCTTTTCTAAAATATCCTTGATTGTTTGATATGTCGGGTGTTACTTGATTAGAAACAAATGCACTTGGTACATTTTGCATAAAAGGTATTGTTTTAGGATTTGCACCAACAATATAATCATCTGTTGGGATAATTACGGTTTCATCAATACTACCTGGAACTAATAAGTTTTTCCATAAGTTAGTGGTTGCAGAACCACCAACTGAACGCCTACCTGAATTTTCTGCTAAAAATTCCCCTTTGTAATGAGTTGGAATCAATGCTCTAAAAAAGTTTTCAAAAACAATTCTATCACCTTCCATTGATTTAGTAAAACCATTAATATCATTTTCTGGTATTGTTAAAACAAAACTTTGATTTTCAAATTTATCTTCTTGGAATTTTATTCTTGGTTCTGATGACTGAATAACACGAAGTGGATTATAAACTAATTCTGTATTGATTTTAAATAAATCATTATTTAGTAATTCTTGTAAATCTCCATCAAGTTGGGGATTACCTTGAATTAAAACTTCGTCTCTTGAAGGATTGTTATCTATTATGTCGTAAGAAAAACTTTCTAAACTTAATGGTCTGTCTTGAAGTATATTTCCTTCTTCGTCGGTAACAAAATATTCACCATCACGAACTGCAAAAGGTAAATCTTTACTATAAATACTTCTATTGTTAATGTCGTATAAAAAGTCCTCATCTGAATTACCACTAATTCTTCTTAAGAATTTATATGTAACTTTATAATCTCCGTCAAATAATTGGAAATAATCTCTAAGATGTTGACCGATGTTTAACTTTAAAGTATCGTCTATGTCTGGTGTGTTTTGATTAGTAAGTTCAGTTAGTGATATCACTCTATCACCTACCAACACATCATCTAAATCAAAAACAAATAAATGAACATAATCTTTTTGTCCAAATACATCTGATGATAATAATTCACCAAATCCAGTTCTTCTTTGTTCTAAAGAAAAGTATCTACTTTTTTGTTTCGTTGTTAATCCGTAATCTGCCATAATTAAAATGATTTAAATTCGTTATCAATTTTGTTTTGATATCTTGGTAAAAAGATTCTTGATTTTAATTCAATTGTTACCAATTCAAAATTTTCTTGTTCTTCCGATTCTCTTTTACCGAAAGCAAGTGGATTTTCAAATGATAAAATAAATCCACGATTATCACGAGTTATTGTTTCGTTGAATTTTGGATTTGATTGATAATCAGTTCTTTGTTTTAAAATATTTAATCGTTTTCTTTCAAGTTCGAGTTGTCTATATTGACCGTAATATGGTGAACTCTCAACTGCTGCGTCTGTTGATTTGTATGGCATTGATTTACCTCACTACTCTAAATTCATAATTGTCATCGTAGAAGTTTACTTGTTCGTCTGTTGTTCCACTACCACTAACAACTTTAACCAAGAAACGATAATTTCTTTCTGCTTGGAATCCGTTCATCCATAAGTTAAAATAATTACCTGAACTATCACAACTTATTTTTGAACCTGTTCCAAATGGAACTATTACTTCTTCGGTTTCGGCATCTCTTACTGAATAATATATTGAACCACTTGGTAAATATTTTATAGTAAGTTCTGACGGCGTGGTTGAGAATGCGGTTGTAGGATAAAGTTCTCTACCCACAACTCTAAACTTCACGATTGAACCCTCTTTGTATTCTTGTCTTAAATTTTTAAAATAAACTTTTAATCTTTCCAAGTCTGAAGAACTTAGTGCTGATAAACTTCCTGTTGCCCAAGAACTATCGTCCCATTGAACTTCCAACTTAGGTGGATAGATTGTGTGTGTATCGGTAGAAAAGAATTTTAAGTTTCCTAATCTTGTTGAACTACTTTCATCTTTTGTTGTATCACTACCTGGATTGTATGAGAAATCTCTTGAACCTGTATACAATGATTCTCGTTTAATTATAAATCCTCTATTAGGAAATAATGATGAAGAGTAAATATGATTCTTGACTAAGTCCGTTACATCAATTCTTACATCTTGTGTTGCTTTGGTCATACTAAATGATGAACTAACTGAATATTGTCCACCTTGACTTCCAGTCCACCAAGCACCTCCGTCAGTCAATACTGAACCTGTTACCCAAGGTGTTTGTTCGTCGTGGTTTCTATATTGATAACTTACTCCGTCAGTCGTTACTGGGTCGTGGACAAGTTTACCATTACCCTCAGTCCAATCACTACCACTCACCATATATGCGAATAGATTTTGATTTCTTAATAATTCTTCTGAACCAGCGTGATATAAATTTAAATAATACTTTGCAGTAGAAGGAATCTTTCCGTCTTGTATAGATGAAGAAATATCTGTGTAATCAAATTGTATTAATGCTCTTGAAATGTTTTGGACTGAACCATTTTCTGCAACAACCTTGTTTACTTCAAGTATTTCATCAGCACCAGTATTGATAGATGATGTTGTACCACCTGAATATATTGTTGCGTCTTTATCTCCGAATATAAAATAATGCATTAAATGTCTCCTACTACGTTTCCTAATATATCTTGATTAGGATATTTGACTTCAAAAATACTTGGGTCAAGTGAAGGATACACAACACCATTTCGTGTTGCTAGTTTAATATCATAAACATTACCACTATATCCTTGTGATGTAGTTGCTTTGTTTTCAATAACGATTAGTTGATTGTCTGGATTGTTAGTTCTTGGTGGAACTACACTACCTACTCCGTCAACTAATGATATTTGATAAGCAATATCACTCAATACGATTGGTTGATTGATTTGCCATTTCGATACATCAAAATGTTTTTTAACTGCTTGAACACAATTAAACAACACTTGACTTTTGTTGTATCCTCGTTGTGTAATGATTGCAAACCTAACACCAATGTTCACTACATAAGCATTTTTTAAATTGATTGCGTCGGTTAATATTCTGTATTGTGATAAATACATTTTTAAATTTTGTTTTACGGCATCATTTACTGATGCTAATTTTCTATTTTCATCATAACCTAACAAATACATATTCATTGCCAATGGATTCGGTATGATGTTTGTTTCACCCGCTGTATTGGTTTCGTTTTGTTCGTCTTGAACAATATATACTTTTGCTATGTTTCCAAATTTTTGTGGTAAAGAATAAACACGAGTAATGTAATCTTGTCTGGTTACTGCTCGATTCTGTGTGTTTAAATATGCTAATGCGTTTTGTTTTATTTCAGTTAGAGTTTCTTTTGATGCTCCACCCGTTGCAGGTAAAACATTATTGAAAGATAAACTATCTTCTGCTGTTTGAACTTTTGTAGAATCTAAATTACCACTATCAATTGTAAAAGTAATGTTCTTACCTGATGTGATTGAGTTTGCCCTGACATTGTGTTCAACTGCTCCACCATAACGATAAGTAACGGTTAGTGTTGTGTTGGCTGGTGCCAATCCATAAGTTTTTGTTTTCATAAAATTACTTGGGTCAAAAGACTCATCTAATTTAGAAACACCAAATCCTAATGCTGAACCAACATTGTCTGGATTAGGAATAATTACTTCATCTGGATTATCACTAATACCTGCTCCGAATCTAACTTCTGTTCTGTCGTCTTCTGTTACTCGTGTGATAAATCTTCTTGATGACTTAATTAATCTCAACATATAAGGTGTATCGTTTTGATATTGAGAATATGTTGGGTCATTTAAAGAAGTGTTTTCTATTGTTTCAAAAACTGTATCTTGTGCCAAGAAAGGAACTTCATACCAAGTGTTTCCATTGGAATCAACTATCGATACAATTTCTGTTACTCCGGTGTTTCCAAGTGTAATCTTGTCAAACTTTTTCGCAGAATTAAATGTAAAGGTTTGTGAAGTTGTTGTTCCTGATTTTGCCAATACTTTTTTCTTTAACAAATATTGTTCTGGGGTAGCCCCTGGTGGTTGAATCAATTCAATATCTAATGGGTCAAGTGAACTCGATACTCTAAAGTCAACTTGGTCTAATAAAGTAAAGTCCACACCAGTATCTGATGATACTATTCCGTTGGTCGAAACCACACCTGCGTAATCTAAATCTGCTTCATCAGTTGCACTTTCCTTAGCAGGTACGATTTGAGTAACTTCTAATTCTACTGTAGCTGGAACTGCTGTTTTTGGTTTGTATCCATATGATTGTGCAATATTATAAACATTTTTCTTTTCTTCTGCGTAGTTCAATAAAGTTTCTCTATATTGATTGTCAACATAATAATTCAATACATCTCCAACATAAGATGCCATTTCTATAAACATCATACCTGGTGATGATTCATTAAAGTCGTTGTATTGATTTGGGAAATAAGTTTTCGCAAACTCAATAAGGTTTTGTCTAATAGATGAGAAATCTCTACCGAGATAACTCACTTCTTTTTTAACTACTTTTTTATTTGTGTTGTAATCAACCGCCATTTTATTCTCCTACTTCAAAAGTAAATGTAATTGTATCGAGAGCGTCTGGTTCTAATGTAGTAGAATATTCTAATGAAATTAATACTTGATTTAAATTTCTATCATCTTGAACCGCAACTAAATTATTCACATTAACATAAGGTAACCAAGTAGATAAAGATTCTCTAATGTTGTTTTCTATATTTTCTAAAGTGGTTGGTGTTATTTGTTCAAACAAAAGACTTTTCAAATTAGAACCGAAGTTCGGTTGAAAAACTCTTTCACCCTTTTCAGTCAATAGTAAATTTCTGATATTAGATTTTACTTGTTGTCTAATGGTTTTTGTTTTACGAAAAAAACCTTCTTGACTATAATCTAATGGAAATTCTATACCAACATAAATGTCGTCATCTCTATCTATTTCTCTAACATTTGCCATTATGGTCTAAAGTNNNCTATCACCTTTTTTCTTATTGTTAATTGCTTTCATCAAACCAGAATAATCACGAGTTAATGCATTCACTACATCTTCTGGAACTTGGTCAACTTTTACACCTGCCTTTTTGATTGTTTGAACTGCACCGATTTCTCGTTTTCTTTCTTCGTTTCCACCCATACCTAAATCTCCGTATCCCAATACATCTGCCATATTGTCAGAACCCAATACACCACCACCCAATGTTGGATACTCATCAGTTTGTCCTGATGAACCTAATGGTTTAGTTTGGTTCAATACCTCGTTCAACGCTTTGTTTGATGTGTATTGTTTTTTTGGTTTTTGTTTGACTTTTGGTTTAGGTTTAGAAATCGTTTCTGCTAATTTGATTTCTTCTTTGTCATTAATAAATATCTCGCTCAGTTGTTTTTTGATTTCTTTACGGACAACTAATTCGATTATTTTTATTAAGTCGTTTTTCTTCATTTGTACTCCTATTTCAACTTTACTATATTGCTTAAAATACTATCATTAATTAAATTTTTTAGTTTACCTGCAAATGGTGTTGGTAGTGTTGTTTGCCCGGCACCAATATTGGTATTTTCAATTACATCTAAAATATCTTCTAATAATTTTTTTAACGAATTACCAAGAACACCTGGTTCTAAATTTTCATCATCACCTAAATTGATACTCGGTGAATATACATTAAATTCTTCTCTTCCGTGAAACACAATTCTATTTGATTGAATTGTAATCTGTGGTTTATCGTCTGGACTAAATATTTCTTTATTACCAAAACCAAATCTTAATTCTTCATTGGTTGTTAAATAAATAGAATTTTTTTCAGTATTTAAATCTTCTTGATAATAAAAGTCATCATCATTTAATTCTGTTCTATCGATTCCTGAAACAATCTTAACACTTGGTGAATCAATATATTTTTTGTCTTCTTCACTTGTTGTGTCGTTAAAAAAATCTTGTGATTGATTACTACCCAAACGAATAGAGTTTCCAAATCTACCTTGTATAATTGTATCACCTTCTCTTGCGATTAACTTTTTCGCACCACTTGGATTTTCCGTAAAGTAGTTACCAAGTTGAATAGGTTCAACTGGTTTAGAAGCATAAGAACTAATGTTCGGTTTAGTATTTGCTATTGGTGAGTTCTGTATATTTAACTTAGACATATAATAATATTTACCTAAGAACTCTGTTCCCAACACCACTTCGTGTCTTACTGGTATTTGTAAGTTGTTTGGGTCAAGTGGATAAAATAAAAATGTTTGTTCTATCGGACTATTCTGTTGTGATACAACATATCTACCACTAACTACTGTAGCGTTAGAATCATTGACATCAGTCAAAACATCTAAAACCTCTACGGGTTCAAATTTTAACATTAGTTTTCCTTACTGATAGAATTTTCTATTTCGTCTTTTTTGATTTGTAACTCTTGAACATCTGATTCTATGGCATCCATAAGTTGTTGTTTTTCTGATTCTGATAAACCGAACTCATCTCCTGAATCTGATACTCTTTTTTCTGCTGCTGTAATTCTTTGAACGATTGTTGCCAACTTAACCAATTGTTCATCGTTCTTAACATTGATTTCTAAATATTCTTTCAACATAGGAATAATCTGAACGGCCGTATCTCCGTCTTTGATAAATCCCACAACTTCTTTCATCAATACTTCTAATTGAGTTTTGTTGGTTTTGGAATTATCGTAGATGTCTTTGAATACATCAGATAAGGTTTTTCCCTCGAATATTTCGTAGTCTTTTGCCATAAATTTTACCTAATAATAAATATAACTTAGTGGAAAAATAGGAATATATATTTATATATTGGTTGATTTTTTTAATTTTACTATATAGTTATTATACGAAATCGGTTTCAAGACCGATTTTTGTTCATTTAAAGGGGGAAACTAAAATGAAAGA